TCGGATCCAATAGAAATAGATGATGTTGATTATGCAGATGGTGGATTAGCTAGTTTTGCAAATGGTGGATTGACAAAAACAGTTCCACCTGCTAAAGGTCCAGATTCACAAGGTGTTGAAACATTATTCAGAAGAAGGTATAGTTAATCATGGCAGAAATTGATAAGTCATTACCCAATACAAAAACTACTATTGAAATTCCAGGTCAAGCTGAAATAGAACAAACCATTCAAGAAGAAATACAACCTACAGATTCTCCAGTTGAAATTAACATGAGTGAAGATGGTGGAGCAGAAATTTCTTTTGATCCAAGTATTGCATCTATGCCAGGAGGAGAAGACCATTATGCAAATTTAGCAGAATTTTTAGATGAAAGTATTTTAACAGACGTTGGATCTGAATTAGATGAAAAATATAATGATTATAGATCTTCACGCCAAGATTGGGAAATGGCATATACAAATGGTTTAGACCTATTAGGATTTAAATACGAAAAAAGAACAGAACCATTTAAAGGTGCATCAGGAGTTACACATCCAGTTCTTGCAGAATCTGTAACACAGTTTCAAGCACAAGCTTATAAAGAATTGCTTCCCGCGGACGGACCCGTGCGAACACAAATTTTAGGTTTAACTGATCGTAATAAAGAAGATCAAGCGATGCGAGTTAAAGAATTCATGAACTATCAGATTATGAACGTCATGAAAGAATATGAACCTGAATTTGATCAGATGTTATTCTACTTACCTTTATCCGGATCTACATTTAAAAAAGTTTATTATGATGCTCTTCTTGGAAGAGCAGTATCTAAATTTATTCCGGCTGAAGATTTAATTGTTCCTTATTCAGCAACATCACTAGAAGATGCAGAAGCAGTTATTCATGTAATTAAAATTTCTGAAAATGATTTACGTAAACAACAAGTTAGTGGTTTCTATAGAGATGTAGAACTTGGACAACCTCCATTAAAAGAAGATGAAATTAAAAGTAAACAAAGAGAATTAGAAGGTGTTAGAGTTGAAAAACAAGAAGACATTTATACTTTATTGGAATGTCATGTTAATTTAGATTTAGAAGGTTTTGAAGATAAAGATCCTCAAACTGGTGAGCCCACAGGTATTAAACTTCCATACGTTGTAACTATTGAAGAATCTTCACGAGAAGTTTTATCTATCAAACGTAATTATAAATCAGACGATCCATTAAAAAATAGAACAAATTACTTTGTACACTTTAAATTTTTACCAGGACTTGGATTTTATGGATTTGGATTAATTCACATGATTGGTGGATTATCAAGAACTGCAACAGCAGCTTTAAGACAATTATTAGATGCAGGAACTTTAGCTAATTTACCATCTGGATTTAAAATGCGTGGCATTAGAGTCAGAGATGATGCTCAACCATTACAACCTGGAGAATTTAGAGATGTAGATGCGCCAGGAGGTAATTTAAAGGATGCATTTATGCCTTTACCATTTAAAGGACCTGATCAAGTACTATTACAATTAATGGGTATTGTAGTAGATGCAGGACAAAGATTCGCGAGCATTGCTGATGCACAAGTTGGAGATATGAACCAACAGGCAGCAGTGGGAACTACTATGGCATTACTTGAAAGAGGATCGCGTGTGATGTCTGCAATCCATAAAAGAATTTATGGAGCACTTAAAAATGAATTTGAATTACTAGCAAATGTATTTTCAACTTATTTACCACCTGTTTATCCATACGATGTAGTAGGTGGACAAAGACAAATTAAACAAACTGACTTTGATGAAAAGATTGATATTCTTCCAGTTGCAGATCCAAATATATTTTCACAATCACAAAGAATTAATTTAGCACAAACACAATTACAACTTGCTCAATCTAATCCACAGATACATGACATCTATCAAGCATATAGATCAATGTATGAAGCGATTGGAGTTAAAAATATAGATTTAATTCTTCCATCACCAAAACAACCTATGCCAATGGATCCAAGTTTAGAACATATTACTGCAATGGCAAGTCAACCTTATCAAGCATTTCCAGGACAAGATCATAAATCTCACATTGAAGCTCATTTAAACTTTATGCAATTGAATATGGTTAAAAATAATCCTGCAACTATAATGTCTATTCAAAAAAATATACTTGAACACATATCAATTATGGCTCAAGAGCAAGTTCAAATTGAATTTGTACAAGAATTACAGCAATTACCTATGTTACAACAACAAATGCAGATGAATCCACAAGCCGCGCAACAAATTCAGAGCATAACTATTCAAATTGAATCAAGAAAAGCTCAATTAATAGCTGAAATGACCAAAGATTATGCTGATGAGGAGAATAAATTGGTTGGACAGTTTGATTCTGACCCACTTTTAAAGTTAAAATCACGAGAAGTTGACTTAAAAGCTATGGAAAACGAGCAAAAGCGTAAAGAAGCTGAAGAAAGACTTAATTTAGATAAGTTGAAAGCTATGATGAATCAAACAAATCAAGAAAATAAGCTTGAACAAACTGAAGATTTAGCTAAACTACGTGCCGGAGTAAGTCTTGCAAAACAAGGCGTCCAACAAATGAAAATAAGAGGAATGTAATATGAAAAAAACTAAAAAAATAAAACAATCAACAGGTACTCAAGTTGATTTTGCACAATTCACAAATCCAGATGGAACATTAAAAGGTGGAATTGATGTAGAAGTTTCTAACCCACAAGAAACACAAGTAGTTCCAGTAGGTGGACAAAGAGCGATGCTTCCAGAGAAAAAACGTAAAGCGAAGTGGTATTAAACCATGATTCAAATGTTAGGAGCTGTAGCACCTTTAGCAAAAATTCTTTTTTCAACTATTGAAAAGTCAGTTCCTGATAAAGATCTTCAAGAAAAATTAAAAGCACAATTACAAACTCAATTACTACAATCTAATACACAAGAATTAACTGCTGCAGCAAAAATTATTGAAGCTGAAGCCAAAGCTGGATGGTTTGCATCTAGCTGGNGACCTCTTTTAATGTATGTATTAATATTTATATTAATATGGAATTATGTACTAGGACCTGTTATATTATTTTTTTTTAAAGCTTCTATAACTATAACTCTTCCAGGAGACGTATGGACACTTTTACAAATTGGTCTGGGAGGTTACGTTGTGGGACGAAGTGCAGAATCGGTGGCACGCACTATGGCAAATAAACCGGTATCAAACAAAGAACAAGAAAACGGATAAGGATATAACATGAGAAACGATTATAAAATAAGACCAAGACAAGCACTTAAAAAAGGCGGTAAAGCATTTCCAGATTTAACTGGTGATGGCAAAGTAACTTTTAAAGATGTTTTAAAAGGTAGAGGTGTCATTAAGAAAAAAGGTGGCATGATTAAAAAAGCTGATATGATAACTAAAGATATGTCAATGAAGAAAAAAGGCAAAATGATGAAAGGCAAAAGATAATGGCAGGTACTATTTTAAAAGGTATAGGTGTTATTAAAAGTGTAAGTCCTAAAGTTAAAAACCCAAAAACAAGTAAAATAAAAGGTGAAATGGCAAAAACTATAGGTCAAACAAGAAGATATCAAGAAGAGAGCGAAGAAATAATGGATAGAAATTTAAAAAAAGCTCAAGAAGGAAATGAAGATATTTATGGAACAGTTGAAAAAAATAAAAAAGATATTGAAGAATTAAGAGCAAGAAAAAAGAAATTTCCATCAAAAATGATGAGAGATATAGATGAAGGTTTAAAATTTGAAGTTACTCCAGAATATAAAAAAGGTGGACTTGTTAAAAAAGGAATCCCTAAACTTGCTAAAAAAGGTTGGAAGTAATGGCTAAACTTTGTCCAAGAGGAAAAGCTGCTGCAAAAGCAAAATTTAAAGTGTACCCGAGCGCGTACGCGAACATGTATGCGAGCGCAGTATGTTCAGGTAAAATAGTTCCTGGTGGACGAAAAAAGAAAATGGGTGGTGGTAGTATTTCTCAAGAGAGAAAAATGGTATCTAATTATAAACAAGGTGGCATCGCTAAAGGTTGTGGTGGTGTATTAGAAAACAGAAGAAAAGTTACAAAAAAATATTAATATGAGCTTACGTAAATGGGTTCAAGAGAAATGGGTAGACATTGGTTCTAAACGTAAAGATGGTTCTTTTGCTCCATGCGGAAGATCTAAAGGTGAAAAAAGAAAAGGTTATCCAAAATGTGTACCACTAGCAAAAGCTAGAGCAATGTCAGAAGGTCAAAGACGTTCTGCAGTTGCAAGAAAAAGAGCCGCTGGTAATACAGGACCTAAACCTACAAATGTTGCAACATTTTCAAAACGTAAAAAAATGAGTAGCGGAGGATTAGTATAATGCCAAGAGGAACTTGTTGGAAAGGTTACGAACAAAAAGGTATGAAGAAAAAAGGAAATAGATTAGTTCCTAAT